TTTTTTTGGTCTATACTGCCCATGTTGTTTATGGGGATTGTTATGATTAACGTAGAGGTTAACAAGGATGTACCGTTACCTATTCCTAAGAGGCGGTATCCGTATAGGGTGATGGATATTGGGGAGAGTTTTTTAGTTCAGGATGGCAAGTTGCAGATTGTTTGCAATGCCAATTACAGGGCTGGCAAGAAGTTGGGTAGAAAGTTCATCGCAAGACGCGAGGAAAGGGGGGTGAGGGTATGGAGGGTCAGTTAAACGGCACTACAAGCAAGATGATGCCTATTGCTGCCGAAGACGTTAAGAAGGCGTATATGCAGCGTGTGTATGCCATGAATCATGCTGAGTTGTTCCATGAGCTTATGCGGGTGCATACTGAGTCTGCAAGGCTGTTGCAAGAGGCTATTGCTGAGAGGGATAGGCTTCAGGCTCTTGTTGACACCTATGACACCTACTCAGATTGAGGAAGTCTGGGCTAAACAGTTGCGGGAATCTAGGATAAGGTTAAAGGCTGAGATTAGGGCGGCTTTGCTTTGCCGGACAAAGAAAGAGAAACTAGATTTGGTCAAGAGGTGGAAATCTGAGTATTCGCCCACAAGTGTGGCTGAGATGCTCAGAATTGCTAGGAACAAATCAACTGCCGGGGAAATAGCAAATTGGGACATCGACAAACTGTAATGACCGAATACTTGGGGTATGCCCTGACAGATTGGTTTCCAGCAAAGATAACTCCTGCCAGAAAGGGCTTGTACATTGTTGGGTCTGATGACTTGTCTGTAATGATGTATTGGAATGGTCGGGGCTGGCGTAACGCATTGGGTAAATTGATGTATAGCAGGATAGCTTGGCGCGGTATAGCCCATGAAATTTAATCTAAAGCAGTTTTATGACTTCTGCGCTCAATTGAAGATTGAGACAAAGGAAGAGGGTCTAAAGAAGATGGACACTCTTCTTGGCACACAGACCTATGTCATGGAAGAAATAGCCTCTGGACTTGCAGAGGACAAACACTTTTTCGTCATCTTGAAAGGACGACAGCTTGGAATTACAACAATCAGTCTTGCCCTCGACCTTTATTGGCACTTCATCAACAATGGATTGCAGGGAACACTTACCACAGACACCGAAGAAAACCGAGATATGTTCCGGTCAACCCTCGCCATGTATATGGACGGTTTGCCTAAAGAATACAAAATACCCCTCATTGCTCACAACCGTAACCAGCTTTCCCTCAAGAACAGAAGCAGACTCTTTTATCAAGTCGCTGGACTCAGAGCAAAAGGTTCTTTGGGTCGCGGCAAGGCTATCACCTATCTACACGGCACAGAAACAAGTTCTTGGGGTGACGAAGAAGGCTTGGCTTCACTCCTAGCCTCTCTTGCTGAGAAGAACGAAAACCGTCTGTACATCTTTGAATCTACTGCTCGTGGCTTCAATATGTTCCATGAGATGTATATGACTGCTAAACGGGCTAGAACTCAAAAAGCAATCTTCTGCGGCTGGTGGCGCAATGAGTTTTATTCTGCTGACCCCAACTCTGATGTCTACAAAGTCTATTGGGATGGCAAACTAAGTCCTGAAGAAAAGGAATGGACACGGGACATTAAGAAGCTGTACAACGTAGAAATCAATTCTCGTCAGATGGCTTGGTGGCGCTGGAAGATGCTTGAAGGCATCAAAGACGAAAGCCTGATGTACCAAGAGTTCCCGCCTACTGAAGACTATGCTTTCATTATGACCGGCACATCATTCTTCTCAACTGCCCGTTGTACTGATGCTGCCAAGATTTCTAAGAAGCTGTCCTACGACAATTACCGGTATGTCTTTGGCGCTAACTTCCAAGATACAGATGTCGTCAAGTCTACTGAACGCTTGTCCACTTTAAAGGTCTGGGAAGAACCCGTAGACACCGCCTATTACGTCATTGGGGCTGACCCTGCCTACGGGTCATCTGATTGGGCTGACCGCTTCTGTATTCAGGTTTACCGTTGCTACTCTGATGGCATGGAACAAGTGGCTTCTTTTGCAACAAGCGAAATGAACACCTATCAGTTTGCTTGGGTCATTGCCCACCTAGCCGGTGCTTACAAGAATTCAACCCTTAACTTGGAAGTCAATGGTCCGGGTCAAGCAGTCATCAATGAACTCAAGAATCTGAAACGTCAAGCAGCAGCTATGGCTGGTGACATGGGTCGTCATCTGATGGATGTCTACGGCTCAATGTCAAACTACATTTGGCGCAGAAACGACACTATGGGTGGAATGTCAAACTCTATTGGTTGGCTGACCACTACGCAGACCAAGGAACGAATGCTGTCTTACATGAAAGATTACTTTGAGCGTGGAATGATGGCAATTTACGACATGGATACCTTGGATGAGATGAAGACGATTACCCGTGAAGGGGGCAGCATTGCTGCTTCTGGTCGAAACAAGGATGACCGGGTTATTGCTTCAGCCTTGGCAGCGGCGGCGTATGCCGAGCAACTTCAGCCTCGCCTCATCAACATGAAAATATCCCGTAAAGTCTCCCGCGCCTTGGAAGACAAGACACCAGAGGAAGTAGCAGTCGGGCGTAATGTTTCTGATTACCTTAAAAGGATTGGCGTTTATGGAACACAGTAACCTGACCGTTGTTTCTGTCTATGGTCACAATGATGGCGCAAGCGCTATCCCCTCAATCCTTAAGTCCATGCGGGAGTTGCCGGGGTCACGGGGTTTGCTGCTGTCCATCCAAAAACCCGCATCTTTGCCGCACGACATTCAATGGAAGCAGATTGGCGAACTTGACTACATGATGTATTCGGTTTTCATCATGCACAGCTTGTATGCTTTCATTGAGACTGATTTCTGCTTGATAGTGCAAGATGACAGTTGGGTCTTGAACGGCAAGAACTTCAAGCCTGAGTATTATGAGTATGACTACATTGGCGGCGCTTGCCATGCTGCAATGGTGGGCAACCAGCTACTCCTAAAAGGTACATGGCACGACAAGCATCCTCGCGTCATTGTCCAAAATGGTGGCTTTTCTTTGCGTAGTAAACGCTTTCTTGAAGCGCCCAATAAATACGGCATTGTTCATAGCCCTGCCCATGACATCCACTTATGGAATGAAGATGTTCAGCTTTCTTGTATCAAGCGCCATTTGTTTATTGAAGCTGGCATGAAGTACGCCTCAGAAAAGACTGTGCGGGACTTCTCGCTGGAATGTGTCGTGCCTGAATTCCATGACAACTTTGATTTCAACCGGCTGGTTGGCTGCCATTCCACATCACGAAAACTAATCAGCGACACACACATACTGGTAAACCCTGAATGTGTTACTTCTTACCGAGAGCCTGAGTTCTTGGACTTCTTGCAATCCCTTGGTTACACCGTTGAGTATGTTGCCCGTAGTCCTGCCCAAGCGTGAGCTGCTAAGAATCATAAAACGATTCATCAAAGACCAAGACAGAGGCATATCTGTCAAGCTGTTTGCGGAAATATGCGGGGTCAACAAGGAACATTTGCTGGATGTTTTTTTCTACCGCACCCAACCTTTGACCGAATATATGCAAATCAGGGTCAACAAAGGCTATCAATCTTGGCTAAAAGGCGAAGTTGCAGTCATGCAAAACCGAGATAAGACCCGGTTTGTTGAGTACAGACGCGAGGCAAAGCCCCGTTTGGTACGGTCAACGGGCTTGCAATTGGTTAATGGGGAGATTAAGATTAAGATTGGGGTTAGTAACAAAGGGGATTACTCAGGGTTGTCCCTAGATGAAGCACTTAAAAGGGGATAAAAATGGCAGTATTGAAAGACTACAAATGCGATAAACACGGGTACTTTGAGAGCAGAAAGCCTCAATGTCCCATGAAAGACTGTGCTGAAGAGGTCTATGTGGTGTTCTTGCAAGCGCCGGGGCTGATGTCGGACTCTACAAAGAAGAATGACCTTACAGTCAAGCAATTGGCTATGGACTTTGATATGACCAACATCAAATCCACCCGCGAGGGGGAAAACCAAGCTGGATTCTTTACGCGCAAGAACAAAACCAGTAAAGCACAGTTGGAGAAAGAAGCCAAGATTGCTGCCGAGCGCCCAAGAGAGCCGCAACCTAGAGACGCTGCTATTTGGGGTGGAGATAGCC